ACACCTGCAAACTTTGGACCAGGAACAACATTAACATTAGAACAAAACGAATCTGCAGTTTTAATCTGGGAAGGTACAAACTGGCAAATACTTAGCACATATGGTGGCGCAGTAGCATAAGGAGAATAAAAAATGGTAGCAATAGTAACAGACCCGCTAAAACAATTAGTTGCGGATTTGATTAAAATAAACGATAGTGATGCAAGTAATAATTACTATGCGGCGATTGGTCGTTCAGAGCAATGGAATGCAACAGACACACCACCAACTCCACTAAGAAATTTATCAGACGAAATAAAGTTTAGAAATTCTATGCAATCAGTAAAATTAATTGGTGATGTTTCAAGAGTTGTTCCTAGAGCAAACTGGACATCTGGTTCGGTATACGATGCATACGATGATGCATCAATAGGATATCCAACAAATACTTATTACGTACTAAACAATAATCAACAAGTATACATGTGTCTTCGTCAAGGTAAAAGTGCGACTGGTGTAGTGCAAGTATCAACAGTAGAACCTAGTGGTGGTACAAATGGTACTCCATTTAGAGGAACTGATGGATATGTATGGAAGTTTTTGTATTCAATTAGTTCATTAGATGCAAGTAAGTTTCAATCTGCAAACTTTATACCTGTAAAATTAGTTGAAGGAATAGATACAAACTCTCCTGTTTCTGACCAAGAACAAAAAGGTGTGCAAGATGCGGCGATTAAAGGTCAAGTTGTAGGTTATGATATTATTACACCGGGTAATTACACTAGTACACCAACATTAACAATTGAAGGTGATGGTACTGGCGCACAAGCAACTGCGGTTTTGAGTAACAATCAAATTGTTGATGTAAAAGTTACAGATAGTTCAGACAACACTTTTAAACTTGCAAACATGGGACAAAATTATAACTATGCAAGTGTTAAAATATCTGGTGGTGGTACTGTATCAGAAAATGCTCAGATTAGACCAATACTTTCACCTCCAATGGGACTTGGACATAACCCAACAGACGATTTAAAATCATCATCGTTAATGTTCAATGCTAAACCATCAGGTGAAGAAAGTCTTGATTTTATTATTGGACAAGATTTTAGACAAGTAGGATTATTAAAGAATCCAAAAGTTGATTCATCAGGAAATGTATTTAGACAGTTAATGGTTCAAGGTAGACATTACTCTGGTGATTCAGACTCTGGTGGTGGTACATTGTTTTCTGCATCAACAGGTAGAGCAGTAAGAGGATTACAAATGGCATCTGTTTCCGCTAACTTTACAGAAGATAAAACAATTGTTGGTGGTACATCAGGTGCAAAAGCAATTGTAGATAAAGATTCAGGTTCAGGTGGTGGAACTGCATTGTTCTATCATCAAAACGACTCAACAGGATTTGCAAACTTTATTGCTGGTGAGGCACTAACAGAATCAGACGGAACAGGTGGTGGTAATATAGAAGCATCATCTGGATATGATAGTGGTACTGCCGCATTTATAAAAGCAGAAGTCAATCCATTTACTGGTGATTTACTATACATTGATAATCGTGCGGCGATTACAAGGTCTGCAGAACAAACAGAAGATATTAAAATCGTAATACAGGTATAATACTATGGCAACAACATTTACTAAAAATACATTCGGAGTTACCTATAAAGATGACTTCGCAGATAGTGATAATTATCATAGAATATTATTCAACTCTGGTAGGGCAGTCCAAGCAAGAGAACTTACTCAATCGCAAACTATAACTCAAGAAGAAATTGCACGACTCGGTAGACATGTATTTAAAGATGGTGCCGCAGTTAATCCTGGTGGTCCAACAGTTGATAACTCATATGAGTTTGTTAAATTATCAAGCACTATTACAGATGACCAAGTCACTTCACTTGTTGGATTAGAATTTACTGGTGCCACATCAAGTGTTAAAGCACGAGTTATTCGAGTAGCACAAGCAGTTACAGATACAAGTTTAGCAGAATTGTCTGCAAGTGTTTCAGCAACTGGTGACCCTGCAACTATCTTTGTGCAATATACTGATACAAGTACAAGTGGTTTAGGTGGTACTACGCCCGTAAGATTTACTCCCGGAGAAAACATTACTTCAGGTGCAACAACTTTAACAGTTCAATCAACGAACACTACTGCAAACCCGGCAACAGGACAAGGTACATTAATCAGTAATGGTTCTGGTGATTTCTTTGTAAGAGGACATTTTGTTTTTGCTAAAAACCAATCTGTTTTATTAAGAAAATATTCTAAGTTTCCAACAGAAATAGTTGGTTTTGTAGTCACAGAAGATATAGTCACGTTTGCGGACGATGCCGCATTGTATGATAATCAAGGTGCAGTACCAAACACAACTGCCCCAGGTGCGGACAGATATAGAATTAATTTAACACTTACAAGAAAATCAGATGTTACAGGAACACAAAACTTTGTTTTCTATTGTAGCATAGTTGCTGGTGAAATAGTAGAACAAGTAACTGGTATAGATAGTTACAATCAAATAGATAAAGTTCTTGCTTTAAGAACAAGAGAAGAATCTGGTAATTATCTTGTTAATCCATTTAGATTAAGTTTACAAGCAGATTCCGCAGGAGCATCATCAAATTTAATTGCAAACGTATCTACAGGAACTGCATACATAAATGGATATCGTTGCGAGAAAAACGAACCAACAAAACTTGTTATACCAAAACCAAGAACAACAACTACAATTAATAATGAAACTGTTGGTGTAAACTATGGTTCATTTGTTGTTTGCGATACTATTGAAGGTCTTATTCCTGTTGATGGCGCAAGAGTAAATATATCAACTTCTACGACTGACCCAAGCGGTAATATCATTGGTACTGTAAGAGTTCGTTCAATAGCAAAAGATGGTGTTAATTTTAGAGCATATCTTTACGATATACAAATGACTTCTGGACAAAACTTTAGAGACGCCAAAACTATTGGTACAGGTACAACAGACTTTTTAAAAATAAAACTAGAAAGTAGTAAAGCAATATTAAAAGAAGGAAGCAATAGTGCAATAGTATTCCCTACGCCTAGAGTAAGACCAAAAACTTTATCTGATATCAACTTCGAAGTACAAAGAGTTTTTACAGGTACGGCAACAGGAGGAAGTCTTACACTAACTGCATTAAGTGGAGAAACTTTTGTAAATACTGCTAATTGGATTGTTACAATAGATTCAAGTGGTAACCAAGAAACTGGTGCAACTTTTTCTACAGTAGGTTCACAATCAATAACTATTTCTGGATTAGGAAATGAAGCACACACAATTTATGCAAAAGTAAATAAATCTGCTGGTACTTCAAGAACAAAAACACTTGCAGAATCAACTGTTACAAGAGCAACTATTACAAATGGTGTTGCTGATGGAACTGCAGGACAATTGACTTATGTAAAACTAGACCATCCAGATATTTACACAATTGAAGAAATAAAAGATGGTAGTTCAAGTGGTAATGATATAAGTGCTAATTTTGATTTAGATAATGGACAAAGACCAGCATTTTATCAGACTGGTAGAATTATCTTAAAACAAAGTGCAACTGCACCAAGTGGTAATGTTTATGTTAAGTACAAGCACTTTACACACGGTGCGACAGGTGATTTCTTCTCAGTAAACTCATACACAGGTCAAGTAGAATACGAAAACATTCCTGATTATAGACCAGACCAAAGAACAATCGTAAATTTAAGAGACGTAGTTGATTTTAGAGGTATAAAAGCATCTGATAGTGGTTCGTCTGCGGGTGCATTTACTCATACTCACGATTTACCTACAACAGGTGATATTGTAAATACAGATGTCGAATACTATTTACCGAGAGCAGATAGAGTTGTTGCAAGTATTGATGGAACATTAAAACTTGTTTCAGGTCAGGCAGGTTTTGCTAGACAACTACCACCTATACCTAATGATACTTTAAATCTATTTGAAGTAAATATGAATGGTTATGGTATATCAGATTCAGATGCTAGTGTAAAAACACTTAAGTACAAAAGATTTAGAATGCAAGACATTGCTAGACTTGAAGAAAGAATTGATGGATTAGAAGAAACAACTTCACTATCATTTTTAGAAACACAAACAGAAAACTTATTAATTACTGATTCTGGTGGTACTGCTAGAACTAAATCAGGTTTCTTAGTAGATAACTTTAATGATAGAGGTTTATCTGATGCTCAAGACCCAGATTATCGTGCATCTGTTGACCCTAGTACAAATACTTTACACCCACACGTTTCAACACAAAACATACCTTTAGTATATGATTCTAGTAAATCTACAAATACTATATTAAAAGGTGATAATGTTTACTTGACACATACGGAAGATTCTGCTATAGCACAACCGCTTGTTTCTGGTACAGAAAATGTTAACCCATTTGCTGTAGTAACTAATGAAGGTCAAATTAGACTTTCTCCTGCATCTGATACATGGACAGACACTAAATATGACCCTGCAAAAGTTGTTAACGAAGAAGCAACTATTGAACTTGGTGATATTAATGGTCAAGGAAATCAAAATGCTCAAGCATTGAGAATGATATGGAATAGTGTTAGACTTAATAATATTGTAGATGGTTCTGGTAATTTAGACACAACTCCTTGGTTTGGTAACTGGGTATGGAACTGGGCAGGTATTGAAGCGGCGACAACTACAAGAAGAGACGAGAGATTTAGCAGAAGACAATCACGTGCTTTAGGTGGTGGTGGAAGACTAATTAGAAGAACAGAAACTTTTTCACAAAGACAAGTTGTTGGTTCATCAACAATTAATGAAATAATAGGTGACAGAACTGTATCGTTAACATTCATACCTTTCATGAGACCAAGATTAGTATTCTTTAAAGCAGAAGGTTTAAGACCAACAACAAAATACTTTCCATTTTTTGATGGCGTGGCATTTGATAATTTTGTAAAAGCAGAAACTTTTAAAGATGTTAGTAGTCAAGACTATAAAGGTAATCAGTATCAAAATTTAAATGCTCACCCTAATACTGCATCAACTTTAACTACCGATGCCGCTGGAAAAGTAGAAGGTTCATTCTTAATACCATCTTCTGATACAAATAAATTTAGAGTTGGTGAAAGAACATTTAAATTATTAGATATTTCTGTTGATGACGAACCATCTTCAACTTCTTTAGCATCTGCAATCTTTACTGCTAAAGGCACATTAGATACTAGACAACAAACTATACGTTCAACTAGACTAACAGTTAATGCGACAAGACGTTGGGAACAAGTCACATGGCATGACCCACTTGCACAATCATTTATGGTAACTTCACCGAATGGTATGTTTATAACTAAAGTACAATGTTATTTTGCTAGTAAAGATGCAAGTATTCCTGTACAATTACAAATAAGACCAATGGTTAATGGTCACCCAAGTGCATCACAAATTTTCCCAGGGTCATCTGTATTTGTTAATCCTGCAAGTGTAAATACTGCGACAGGTACTCAAGCAAATGTTATTGCGGCACCAACAGATTTTGTTTTTGACGAACCAATATTCTTAAATGCTGATACAGAATATGCAATTGTATTACTTGCAGATTGTACAAGTTATAATGCATATGTTGGTAAAACTTATGAGTTTGAACTAGGTAGTACTGAGAAAAGAATTAACAAACAACCTTCAATGGGTAGTTTGTTTAAATCACAAAATGGTACTACATGGGAACCAGACCAAACACAAGACTTGGCATTTAAAATATTTAAAGCACAATTTACAACTGCGGGCGGTATTGCAACATTCCAAAATGCAAGTGTGCCAAAACAAAAATTAATTAGTAATCCAATACTAACTACTGCAAGTAGTAAAGTTATAAATGTATTAATGCCAGACCATGGACTGCATGTTAATGATACTGTTATGATTGAAGGTGTTAGTATTAGTGCTGGACAAAATGGTATTGACTCTTCAGGTACTTTAAACCAAGGAAGTCTTCATGCAAAACATACTGTAACTGCAATAGATGGTAATGGTTTTCAATTCAATGCACCACAATCAGGAAATGCAAGTGCATCTGGTTATATAGGTGGTGATAATGTTACATGTACAAAAAATATAGAATTTGATGTAGTCGTACCAACTCTTGACACACTTATACCAGAAGATACTACATTTAGTTTAGGTACTAAATTTACTACAGGTAAATCTCTTGCTGGTTCAGAAACAAGATTTGTCAAAGATGCTAGTTTCTCAAATGATATTAGAATAGGTGACGAAAACTTCTTTGATGCTCCTAGACTGATAGCACATGATTCAGATGAAGATGCTGAGTTAGGAGTGGGTACAGGGCATGGTAATAAGTCAGTAGAAATGCAGGCAACAATTGATACAATTAGAGCAGATGTTTCACCAGTAATTGATACACAAAGATGTTCATTGACTACAATTCGTAATAGAATTGATAAACAAGCAAGTGGTTCAGCAACAGGATTTAATGTTCCATTGTTTTATGTTGCTGAGACAGAACCTCAAGGTGGGTCACATATTAGTAAACACATTACAAGACCTATTACTTTAATAGAAGACGGAGTGAATTTAAAAATAATATTTGATTCTCTTAGACCTGCAGAAGCAGATTTCGAAGTTTATTGGAGAACTGCAAATGATGGTGTGAATATACATGAAAAAGCATGGACACTTGCAGTACAAGAAAGTCCAGTTGGTGCAGATGAATCTAATTTCTTAGAGTATAGGTATAATGCCGCACTAGCAAATGCCTTAGATGCATTTAATCAGTATCAAATAAAGATTGTGTTTAGGTCAACAAATTCATCTAAACCACCTTTATTTAAAGATTTAAGAGTAATAGCAGTTTCTACATAATGGATAGTAAAAGGTATATACGAGTTGAAGGTAATTCAGGACTTGTAAGAGATAGAGAAACAGGTGCCATATTAAATGCAAATGTAACTGAAATACAAAAAGCACGATTAAAAAAGAATAAGGAGAAACAACAAGAACTAGAAATACAAGAACTCAAAAAAGATGTTTCTGAAATTAAAGTTCTGTTAACAAAATTAGTAGAAAAAAATGACTGATAGTAATTTTACAAAAACTTTTACTACTGATAACTTTACACAGTTTGTTAATAATACAAACACAATTGGTAAAGAAGTTGGTGGTCTTGCAAGATTAACAACTACAGTTGATTCTGATTTAGTCGGTGCAATTAATGAGTTAGACTCAGATATCGGTGCCCGTCCACATACTACTTTAAATACAAACTCAAAAACTATTACGGGTGCAGTAAACGAAATACATACTGCTGGTAATGCCTCATTAGTCGGATTAACACCAGATAGTGCAAACAAACTTGGTGGTTTTAACGATAGTGCAGAACGAACTACTGTTGGGGGTGCATTAAACTCTTTATCTGCAGATGTTAGAATATTAGACTCAGACATAGGGTCTGCTCGTGCAAAAACTACTTTAAGTACTACATCTAAAAATATTGTTGGTGGTATAAATGAATTAGATGCAGAAATGGGTGCCGCATCTTTAAATACTTCTGCAACAACAGTCAAAGGCGCGATTAACGAATTAGAATCAAACCACGATTCAGCAGTAGGACAATTAAAAACAGATATTGGTAATGTCTTTAGATATCAAACAATAAGTGGTGATACGGGTAGTGATACTGTTGATAGTGCAAATGGTTCACTTGCAATTGTTGGTGATGGTATTATTCAAACTACCATGTCAGGTAATAGATTACTTGTCGACCATACAGTAGTTGGCGCAACAGATGTCAACAATAGTGGTAAAACTTATGTGCAAGATATTACTATGGACTCTGCGGGACATGTCACCGCAATAGGTAGTACTGCAATTAGTGGTCTTGTCAATGATGATGTTGCCGCTGGTGCTGGTATTAATGCAGAAAAGATTGCAGATGGTTCAATTAGTAATACAGAATTTCAAGCACTAAATGGAATTACTGGCAATATTCAAACTCAATTAGATAGTGCAAACTCAACTCAGTTTTTTGTAAAAGCAGGTAGTGGTAGTACTGAACAAATTAACAATAACGAAACACTTACATTTACTGGTTCTGGTGGTACTTCTATAGCAAGAAGTGGTAATGAATTTACAGTTAGTTCAACTTCGCCGAGTAATTCAACTGTCACAATTAGTGCTGGTTCTAATTTATCAGGTGGTGGGTCATTCACACTAAATGGTGGTGGTGGTTCTATAAGTTTATCAGCACTTGCGCCACCTTTAGCAGAAGGAACTGGTCCTCATGCCTTTGTTGCTAATAGTAACTCCACTACGGGACTATTTTCTGATGATGGCCGAAGAAGATTTAGATTTAATAATGCTTCAACTGGCCATAGGACAATGATATTTGGGGGAGATAATGGATATGGGGCAATCTCTTTAGTTCCAAATGATACTTCTACAAATATAAACAATTATGGCCCTTACTTAACTATTTTTAAAAATGGAACTGTTAAAGGTTCATTTGGTACAAGCACAACAACAAATTCTTATGATGCCCATGTTGCAAGAGCATTTGCTAATTACAATGGCGCTTCCAATTATATTCGAGGAAGTAGAAACTGTTCTAGTGTCACAGATTATGGTACGGGAAACTATCGTTTTAATTGGAGTAGTGAACCAAATGCCGCTCATAGTAATATTAGTGGTGCTTATAGTTGGGCAGGTTCTACAAGAAGCACTTCTACTGTTCACCCTGGTGTTAGTGTTGCCTTACACCCGTCTTACAGTTTAGCAAATAGTTATACTCATGTTTGCACTGGTACTGGTGGTGGAGTAAATTCGCAAGGGTTTTTCTTTGATTTGGACTATACATGTGTAATTACATTTGCTTAAAAAGGAGAATATATGTCTGATAAATTAGTAATTTTTAAACATGAAACTGGAATTGGTGTTCTTTGTCCAACCGAAGAAGAACTTAAAATTCATACACTAGAGGAAATAGCAAAACGAGATATTCCAGAAGGTAAAAAATATAAAATTATAGATAAAAGTGATTTACCTGCTGATAGAGTTTTTAGAGAAGCATGGGACGTAAATGAATCAGATTTAACAGATGGTGTTGGAGACGTAGGACAACATTATGTGACTGAGGAAGGACACCCAGATTATGTAGAACCAGAGGGAGAAGAATGATAACTATAAATATTGAAAAAGCAAAAGAAATTACTAAAGAGAAATTAAGAGCAGATAGAAAACCTTTACTTGAAGCAGAAGATATTAAGTTTCAAAGAGCATTAGAAACTGGTGCAGATACTACAGATATCGTGGCAGAAAAACAAAGACTAAGAGACATTACAAATGAGGTCGATACAATGACCACAGAAGCACAACTTAGAAGTAAAATTATGGAGTTAGATAGTGGGTAGAAATACATCAATAAAGACAACAACTACTGATAATTTTACTCAGTTAGTTGATAATATGAATAACCAGTCACTTGATGTGGGTGCAACTGGTAAGTTGACAACGACTGTAGATTCTGATATAGTAGGTGCGATTAACGAACTTGATAGCAACATGGGTGCGAAAACAAGTTTGACAACTACGAATAAAACTAGTATAGTAAATGCAATCAATGAACTAGATTCAGACTTAGGAGAGTTATCAACAATAGATAATACTATCCGTGATTCTAATTTTGCAGTTAGTTTAAACAGAATGAATTTAAAATTCCTTGCTGGTACTGGTAATTTATCTGGATTAGATTCTGTTGGTAATGATAGCGATACTTTATTAGGTGGATTTAATGACAGTTCAGAAAGATTTAGTATTTCAACTGCATTAAATACTCTTTCTCAAGATATTCAAAAACTTGATTCAAACGTAAATCGAGAAGCAAGAATGACAACTACTGCGACTACTGTTCGTGGTGCAATCAACGAACTTGATTCTGATATTGGCGCAAGACCACACACGTCTTTAAATACTACTGCAAAAAATCTTGTCGGTGCAATCAACGAAAACAAAGCATCGTTAAATGCACTTGCAGTATTTAGAAACGTTGCAACCGATAGTGGTTCTGGTTCAATTAGTATCACAGTAGATAGTGCAAATGATATTTTGACAGTACTTGGTGGTAGTTCTTTAAAAACAACTGGATTTAATAATACAATACAAATAGACCATGATGTCACTGGTGCAAGTTCAGTAAATAATTCTGGTAATACCTTTATTCAAGATTTAACAATTGATGCGAATGGTCATGTCACTGGTACTGCAAGTGCGGCCGCACCATTACCAAATAATCTTGACAATAGTAATATTTCAAGTAGTGCCGCTATAGAATTTTCTAAAATGGAAGACCTTACTATCAATAGAGCATTGACTACAAACAGTAATGGAGATATACAAGTAAGTAATATTCTAGCAGATGAATTGAATTATCTTGATGGTCTTGTTGAAAATGTACAAACTTCATTGAATGCAAAACTTACACCTACTGGAACTTTTAGTGGTACTATTGCCGCTGGTAATAGATTTATTATTAATTCTTGGTTAAACTCTACTGATGGAAGAAATAGATTTTATTTTGCTAATAATGGTGAAAGTTATATTAAGTATGATACTTACTTTTATGCTCAAAACAACAGTGGTAATACTAGACTTTCACTAGACAATAGTGGTAATGCCGTATTTGCTGGAAATGTCACAGCATTTGGTTCTCCGTCAGATGAAAAACTTAAAGAAAATATAGAAGTTATTCCTAATGCATTGGATAAAGTAAAAGAACTTAAAGGTGTAAACTTTAATTATAAGAAAGACGGAAAGAGAAGCACTGGTTTAATTGCACAAGATTTACAGAAAGTTTTACCCGAAGCAGTTTATACTACAAATGATATTGAGACTAAAGAAGAACATCTTGCAATAAATTATGGACTTGTTATCGGATTATTAGTTGAAGCAATTAAAGAACTAGAGAGTAAATAATGTCTCAACTTCAATCTTCGGGTGCAATTAGTTTAAATGACCTTCATCAAAATGTAGGTGGTACTTCGGGAACTACATGTAGTCTTGGTGATACAGATATGGGTAATTTAGGATTTAAAAGTGGTACAGAACAAAGAAGTCTTAGTGAATATTACGGATTATTTTACCATAAAAATACAATAACTTTTAACAGTAGTAGCGCCCAATGGACAGTTAGTTGGTATGTTACTCAACATTTTGGTGTAACTGGTTGGAGTGATGTAAAATGGGAAACGGGTTATCAACAAACTGGTAATGCTTACGTGCCTTCGTATTCTGCTGAAAGAGGCCCTGCTATGGGTTCTGTTACTCCTGATAGTGAGTATGGTAGAAGTATTAGAATAAATGGTGGAAGTCTTATGGTAATTAATGGTATGATTAGTCAACAAATAGTTGGATATACAGGTGGTCCTAGTCACCTTGCCCAATTTTACATCATAGAAAAAAAAGGAAACCCAGGCGTACCCAGTATTGGTAGAAATAGTGGACAGGCGTCCGTAACAACTACAGTAGGTTCTACGGGTCAAGGCGGTACAACGACTCCACTTATAACTGGTTTAACTGCAAATGCACCAAGTCTTTCTTACTTAAGTACTGGTTTTAATGTCACTGGTAGAATTACCGCCAATGTAGCAGGTGCTGGTTACAGGAGTGGCGGAGGGGGTGGTTTATTTAATGGTCCAAGTGAAACTGTTAATAATCATTTGGTAACTAATATGTTAGCATTTGATAGTGACTTGAGTGGAGGCATTCAAAAACACACTTATTCGGTTTTCAGTTACGAAGATTATAGTACTCAGGGCGAAGATGGGAAAATGTTTCCAACTTCTGGTCAAGTCACGGTAACATTTACGTAAAATAAAAACATATAAATAGAATGTATGGGTGATGTAGCATTAAAATTAACTGGAACAAATGGTGACTTACAACAAGTCACTACTACCGAAGAACAATACTTTGCCTATCAGGCAGGTCTACAATTAAGTACTGCCGCAGACACAGAACCTGGGTGTTTAAAAACTGCAAGTTCTGGTAGTCCAGCAACAGTCGGTACTTTTACTGATACTCGATTCAATGAAGCAATTGGGTCACACGGAACATTAACAACTTCATCAACTGCAACAACTCTTTATCAATCAGAAGGTACTGCCGCAGAAGATGGTGGTGACTTTAGATATGCAGTTGAATACATTGACAATGCACAACTGCATGAAATGACAGATGCAGAAGTTTCTGCTTTAGTTGATAGATTAAATTCAGTAATATTTACAAACGATTATCCCGGTACATACAAACTTGCCACGTCTGCACCAAGTGGTGATTATACACAAAAGATTGCAGGACTATTCACAGATACTAAAGTAAATTCAAGTGGTAATTCAGAAACAGTAAATACATACAATCTTTATCGCAGAACTGCAATGACGGCACCAACTGCCATCAGACCTGTAGCATTAAAAAGAAGTAGTGGTGGTTCAGGGACATTTCAAGGTATTCAAGAAATGTCTGATGCAGAAATTAAATACACTTTTGGACAAAGAGCAAAAACAAGAATCATGAATGGAAGTCTTGGTGTAGGCACATACTTAATTAAAAGTGCTACTCAGGGTGCACCTAGTGACACTGGTACCTGGGTTGCAAAAGGCGCCGCAGTTGATACTAAGAACACTACAACAAATACAGACTATACACAAGACTTTGTTGGTACATTTATTAATAACTTTACTCAAGACTTTACGGGTGACTTTACTGGTGATTTCACTGGTAACTTTGTCGGTAACTTTATTGGTAATTTTGAAACAACATT